GGGGCCGGGACGCCGCTGACGAGGGCAGCAGCGGCGACTAACGCGGTGTGCGGGCCCACCCCACCTGGTGGGGGCGCCAACCGGGGTGGGCCCGCACCCGCACCACCCACACTCCAGCCCAGCCCCCCGGGGAGGACACCCGCCATGGCCCTCACACCGGCCGTCACCGCATGGCTCAAGGGCGAACTCGGCGCCAGCGTCGACCTGACCGACCTCGACACCCGCTACCAGCGCCTCGGTACCGCCCGCGCCGTCGCCCTCGAAGTCCTCCGCGAGCGCCTCGCCGACCTGCGTGCCCAGCCCGCCACCGTCAACGTCTCCGGTGTCGTCGCTGTCGGCATCGCCGAGAACATCAAGGCCTACGAGCGGCAGATCGCCGCCCTCGAAGACGGGCAGCCCCCCGCGCCCGACGACCCCGCCGACCCGAACGGCGGCAGCCCGGGTGGAATCAGCGTCATGTACCTCGTGGAACGGCCCCGGCGATGACCACCGCCCTGCAGCAGCAGACCACCACCGACCGCGGCGAACTCACCGCACTCATCGCCGCCATGACCACCGCCCTCGTCCAGCAGTGGCAGCGCCTCACCACCGCCCAGAACACCCTGCTGCGCACCCTGCAACGACTGCGGCCCGGACTCGGCGCGACCACCCGCATCAACGGCCTCGTCAACGAGTTCCACCAGGAAGTCGGCCAGTTCAACCGGCTCGCTCAAGCCCTCGCCGCGCGCTGGGCCGCCCAGGACCTGCCCGTCGCCTACCGCGACGGCGCCCTGCGCGCCCTACGCAGAGCCGGCGCCGACATCGCCCTCTTCCACTGGACCACCGACCACCAGGCCGCCCTCACCCCGATCACCGCCACGTTCTACACCGACCTGATCGGCCGCATACAGGAGACCGTCCGCCGCGCCCACGCGTTCGCGCGGGCCGCGCAGGACGCCACCCGCCAGGTCACTCTCGGCCGTGACCACGCCGGTATCGACGCCGCCCGCCTGGCCGCCGACCATCCCCTGGCCACGGTCGTCTACCGCGACAGCTCCCGGCACCCGGTGAAGGACTGGGCTCACTCCGCGCTCACCTATCAGGGCGTGGTCACCGCCAACCGGGGCGCCCTCAACACCGGCGTCTGGGACCTGCAGGCGCAGTGGTTCCAGTGCGTGGACGGCCCGGAGTGCGGCTTCGTCAACCACCCGGACACCGACCACGCCGACGGCACCATCCGCTCCGCCGACGACGCGGCCGCCTACCCCATCGCCCACCACGGATGCCGCCGGGAGTGGATCCCACGCCCAGACTTGAACGGCCAGCCCGGCCTCGTCTCGGGAGACTCCGCATGATCGACCACCACACCGAGCCGACCGCCCACGGCGTCCACATCGACGCCCAGCCCGGACAGGCCACCATCCACATCGACGGCACCCCACTGCCCGCCGGGCAGGTCACGGGTTACCAGCTCGAGCACGCCATCGCCGACGCCCTGCCCAGGCTCATCCTGCACACCCGGCAACCCGAAGGCGTCCTCTGGGAAGGCCTCGCTCGCGTCGCCGTCGCCGACCCCCAGCAGGACCTCGGCGCACAGATCGCCGCCTTCCTCGCCGGCATCAACCCCGCCGCCCTGGAAGGGGCGGCGCTCGAGCGGGACGACCTGACCGACGAACGGTACGCACTGACCGCGGCCATGCTGCGCACCCTCGCAGAGTGGGCGCAGGGCCGGGGAGCCGCGTGATGGCCGGCCTGGACGCCGCCCTGGCTGGGGTGAAGTCGTGGATCGGGTCGAACCTGCTCGTCGACACGGTCCGCATCACACTGCCCGCTGCTGGTGAACCCGTCCTCAACGAGGACACCGGGCAGATGGAATACCCCGAACCGGAGACCCTGTACGAGGGGCCGGGAGCAGTGCAGCCCACCGCACAGGCAGAGATGTCCGCAACTCTGGACGCGGGGCAGCCATGGGTGCAGGAGTCCAAGTCCCGCTACCAACTGCTGACCCCGCTGAGTTCCCCGGTTCCGCCGAAAGACGCGATCGTCACGGTCGTCGCCGTCCACGACCCTGCCAATACCGCGCTCCTCGGCCGTTCCTGGACCTGCCAGGATCCCGGCCGGGCGGGAACGGTCGAGGTCGTCCGGAAGACCCCTCTGGACCAGAACCAGGCGCCCCGCCGGGAGGTGCCGTGACACCGGAGGAACTCGCCGACCGTCTCGAGCGGGCCGCCACCCGGATCGGCCCGGCCGTCGCCCGCGGCGTGCAGCACACCGGTGTGCTGGGGCAGGCCAGGATCCGCGGGAACGCCTCCGGCCGGCCCGGCCCGAACGTCATCACCGGCGCCTACCGCAACTCCTGGCAGGCGCAGACCCGCCGCCTTCCCTACGGCGCGATCTGCACCCTCGGCACCGACCTCCCCTACGGGCGGCGCCTGGAGTTCGGTTTCACCGGCACCGACAGCCTCGGCCGCTCCTACAACCAGCCGCCCTTCCCGCACGTCCAGCCCGCGCTGCCGTTCATCGAGGAGACCCTCATGGCGCAGATGCGCCTCGCCGTCGCGGAGGTGCTGACGTGATCGACAAGCGACTCGCGGTGAAAGCCGTGCACGCTCTGCTGGCCGCGGCCACGGGCAAGCCGGTCGGGGACGGCCGCATGCCGCAGGCCAACCCCCCGTACTACCTGCTGTACGTCGTCGACACCACCGTCTCCGGGGCGCCGTTCGCCGATGAGTCCGAGGACATGACGCTTGTCGTGCAGGTCACCTCCGTGTCCGGGCCGGACCCGGCCAAGCCCGGCACGAGCGGCAGCCAGGACCAGGCACTGTGGATGTCCGACAAGGCCCGGCGGGCGTTCCTCGCCCGCGACCCGGCGACGGGGGAGTGGATCAACCCGCTCGTCCTGCCCGGAGTGAAGAACACCGCCCGGGCGGTGGAGATAGAACCCGGGGGAACGAGTGATCCGAACGATGCCATCATCAACGATGTGCAGAGGTTCAGGTTCGACCTGACCCCCGCCTGACCCCCGGTCGGGCACCGAAAGACCGCACCGCGGCGGGACCCCACGCGGACGCCACCACACAAGTGGCCGCCACACCACCCACCACCTGTTTGTAGGGGTCCACCGCATGGCCAGGTTCAACCGCAAGGGCGTCACGAAGATCCTCTTCGCCGAAACGATCGCCTCCCCCACCTACCAGCCGACCACCGCCGAGGTCACCGGCGCCACCGACTACACCAAGCAGGTCGCCGCGGTCGACGGCTTCGCCCTGGAAAACCAGGAGATCGAAACCCCCGACATGGACTCCACGTTCGTGTCGAAGATCCCCGGCGACGACTCGGCGTCCGACTCCTCCCTCACCTTCTACGAGGACGACACCACCGACACCATCGAGACCGATCTCGCCAAGGGCACTACCGGCTTCATCCTGATCTGCCGCAAGGGCAAGAGCGCCGGCACGAAGGGCATGGACGTCTACCCGGTCCGTGTCGCATCGAACTCGGCCGCGCTCACCGCCGACAACGAAGCCGCCAAGATCGTCGTCCGGTTCTCCATCACGGACCGGCCGCTGCTCAACGCGACGGTCCCGTCTTCCTGACACCCGTTCGCCCCGCTCCCAAGCCGCCTGGCCGGGCCCGCGACGCGTTTCGGGAAGGGGCGCCCTCACGGCGCCCGGCCAGGCTCCCTTCCCCGGCAGGAGACCACCACCGATGACCAGCACCACGACCGAACCCCCGCGCAACGCCGTCGACCGCGACCCGCACTGGGCGGCCACCCGAGCCCGTCTCGCCGCCCGCCAGCGGCCCGTGATGACGATGACGATCTGCGACGACAACGAGGTCAAACAGCGCCTCGGCGCCGCCCAGTACGCCGAACGACGCGCCCGCGCAGCCCTAGAAACCGACCCCGACGACGCCACCCTGAAAAAGGCCCACGCTGCCGCCGAAAAGGAAGTCGCGGCAGCACAGCGCGCCTTCGACGAGGCGGCAATCGTGCTCAGGTTCCAGGCCCTGCGCCGGCCCGACTTCGAAGCGCTGAAGAAGGCCCACCCCGCAACAGAGGAGCAGGCCGAAGACGGGCTGCGCTTCAACCCCGAAACCCTCGGCCCCGAACTGATCGCCGCAGCCAGCCTGGACGGCATCACCGTCGACGACGCCGTGGAGTACCTCTCCGAGTGGTCCGAGGGCGAAGCGAGCCTCCTGTTCGACACCGCCTGGAACGTGCAGGGCGAAACCCGCGCGGACCTGGGAAAAGGCTGATCCGAGATGAGCGCCTGCGCCGGGAACTGCAGCTGTGCAAGGAGTACCGCATCCCGCACAGCCTCTTCCTCGGCATCGGCGACGGCCGCTGGACCGAACGCGACCGGCAAAAAGCCCTCGCCCTGGAGGACTACCAGCGCACCGTGTGCCCCCAGTGCGGCACCCGCTACGACGACTGGGACCACGGAGGCGAAGGCGAGGAAGACGCCTACGTCGCCGTCTTGCAGAAGTGCGTGGGATGCGAGGTCATCGCCGACAAGCAAGCCGAACTCGCCGACGGCGGCCAGCCCGCCCACGGCATGAAGGTCGCCCTGGTCCCCGCGGCCACGCACGCGGCGATGAACCTGCTACGCGACCTGCACAAACACACCACCAAGCACGACGACTGATTACTGAGGGGAGGGCCGGGTGGCCAACTGGAACTTGTCAGTCGACCTGCGCGGGAACGGCAACGACCTGGCCCAGTCCCTGAAGAGCGCAGCGAAGAACGCCCGCAGTCTCGGCAGCAATGCCCGAACCGCTCGGGCCGAGGTCCGCGAACTTGGGCAGGCCTCCCAGACCGCGGCCCGCCACCTGCGCACCCTCGGCTCCGCAGCCAGCACCGCCCAGCGGCACCTGGGCAGGCTCGGCAGCAGCGCCGACACCGCAGCCCGCCGCCTGAACCGGTACGGGGACGCCGCCCGCACCGCCAACCGGCACCTGGACGGCCTGGGCCGCAACTCCGCCACCACCGGCCGGCAGCTCGCCCGCATGTCCGGGCAGATCGACACCGCCGTCCGGGACCTGATCCGTCTCGCGGACGCCGCCCAGCGCGCCAACTCCCGCCTCAACAGCGTCGGCAACAACGGCGTGACCGGCATGCGCCGCTACCGGGACGAAACCAGCCGGGTCCGCGACCAGCTGAAAGGCATCGCCGTCCTGCTGTCCGGCGGGGCACTCACCATGGGCGCAGCCGACCTGGTCAAGGAAGGCAACGAGTACCAGCAGGCGATGAACGCGTTCGGCGCGACCACCGGCGCCACCGCGATGCAGATGCAGCGCGCGGCCGCCGTCGCCGACCAGCTCGGTAACGACCTCCAGCTGCCCGGCGCCACCGCCGCGGACGCCGCCGAGGCCATGGTCGAACTCGCCAAGGCGGGCTTCCGCACCGACCAGGCCATCAGCTCCACCCGGGCCAGCCTCGTCCTTGCCTCCGCCGCCCAGGTCAACGCCGCCGACTCGGCGAAGTACCTCGGCGACATGATGGACCAGTTCGGCATGGGCGCCGACCAGGCCAACGTCGCCGCCGACACCCTCGCCGCCACCGCCAACGCCGCCTCCGGCGACATCATCGACATCTACTACGCGATGAAGTACGCCGGCCCTGTCGCCCACGGCCTCGGCGTCACCATGCAGGAGGCGGCTTCCGCGGTCGGCATGCTCGGCAAGGCGGGCATCCTCGGCCAGACCGCCGGCACCACCCTGCGCGGCATGTTCGCCAACCTCGCCGCGCCCACCAAGCAGATGACCGAGGGCCTGGAAGCCATGGGCATCCAGGCATGGGACGCCCAAGGCCGCTTCAAGGGCCTGCGCTACGTCATCGAAGGCCTGTCCAAGGCCGAACACAGCATGACGCAGAAGGACTTCGCGGCCGCGGTGAAGAAGGCCATGGGCAAGCCGGCCATGTCCGGGGCCATCGCGCTCGCCCACCAGGGCGTCGACAGCTTCGACGCACTGATGGCCGCCGTGTCGGACACCGGCGCCGCCAGCGACATCGCGGCCGCCAAGGGCAAGGGCCTGGCCGGTGCGATGCTCCAGCTGAAGACCCAGGCCCGCCAGACCGGTCTGACCATCTACGACGGCATGGCGCCCGGCCTGGAGTTCCTCGTCCGCGGCGCCACCGACGGCCTGAACAAGGCCACGCCGAAGATCAAACGCTTCTTCGACTACTTCAACGACGCGGCGACACTGTTCGGCCCCGACCTCGCCGCCGCCGCGCGCCGCGAGTTCTCCGGCATCGGGGACGCCGCCAGTGACATGCTCGCACCGTTCAAGGACCTCGGCGGGGACGCCCTCGCCGGATTCCTGCACGTCCTGCTGAACGTCGGCAAGGCGGCCATCGAGGTGCTGGAGAACACCGCCGACGCCGTCGAACCCATCCTCAGCGCCTTCGGGGACCTGTCGGGGGAGTCCGGCACGGTCGCATCCACCCTCGACACGGTCGTGGTGGCGCTGGACCTGGCAGCGGCGGCGGTCGGCGCCCTCTCCGGGGTGCTGGTTCCGATCGGCCACCTGGTGGCTTCCCTTGTCAACGGGTTCGCGGCGCTGCCCGGGCCGATCCAGCAGTTCGTCCTGGCCGCCCTGCTTGTCTCCCGTATCCAGCCGCGCATGGCCGCCCTCGCCGGTACCGTCTCCGGCCGCGTCACCGGTGCTTTCCGGTCCCTGAACGACCAGCTGACCGTGCAGCGGGCCCTGGCCGCATCCGCGGGACAGTCCCTGTCCCGCTACGGAGCGGCCATGGCCGTTTTGCAGACCAGGGTGCCGGCCATCGGCCGCATGGGGCAGGCCTTCCGCGACGCCAGCAGCCAAAGCACCGGATTCGCCGGAACCCTCCGCGGCGTAGGCGCAGCGGCCGGCAGCGCCGCCCGCTCGCTCGGATCCGGCCTTATGGGAGCGATGGGCGGGCCGTGGGGACTCGCCCTCACCGGACTCACCGTGGGTCTGGGCCTGCTGGCCGCCTCGCAGCAGACGGCCGCACAAAGGGCCGCCGAGCACAAAGCGAACATCGACGGTTTGACCCAGGCCATGCGCCAGTCCAACGGGGTCATCGACGAGTCCGTGCGCCAGCAGGCGGCCCAGAACATCCAGAACACCAAGTTGAAGGGCACCAGCAAGAGCCTGGCCGACGTCATGGGAAGGATGGGCTACAGCCTGTCCGACCTCACCGACTCCTACCTCGGGCAGGGCGAGAGCGTCGACGCGCTGTCGAAGAAGATGATCGCCTTGGGGCGCGCCAAGGCCAAGGAAGCCGTCCGCGGCTCCCACGACGTCGACAAGTCGCTGATGGATGAGGCGAACGCCTACGCCGCGGCAGGCCTGGCTCTTGAAGGCATGGCCGGTGACGCTCGGGAGGCGGCGAAGAACGCCAAGGAGCTGAACGCAGCCACCAAGGGCACCGGCGACGGTGTCAGCGCCTACGACCGGCTGAAGGACGCCGTCGGAGCGCTCGCGGACAAGACAGCCGACGCCGACACCCGTACCCGCGCCCTGCGTGATGCCCTGGACCTCCTGTCCGGCGGGTCGGTGTCGCTGCAGGCGGCGCAGGCCCGCGTCAACGAGGCCATCACCAACGCCAACGAGGCCATGGCCGACGGCGTCGACAAGGCCGAGGGCTGGGGCAAGGCCCTGGTCAACGCCAACGGCACCCTGAACACCACCAGCAAGAACGGCCAGGCACTTTTCGGCACCCTCACCAGCATCGCCGACGGCAGTGCCTCGGCGGCGACCGCCGCGTACGACTTCGCCGAGTCACAGGGCAAGACCCTGCCCGAGCGGATGAAGGCCGCGCAGGGCGAGATGCAGAAGGCCCGCGATGCCGCGGTCAAGCTCGGTCAGCAGTACGGACTGAGCAAGACCCAGGCCGAAGGTGTCGCGGACGCGATGGGTCTGATTCCGGGGCAGGTGTCGATCCTGCTGTCCACCAAGGGCGTCGACACGGCGCTGGCCGAGCTGATCGCAGTCCAGGCGGAGTTCGAGAGAGTCCCCAACGCCAAAACGATCAAGGTGGATGCGCTCGGGGACGAGGCGAAGCGGCAGCTTGAGGAACTCGGCTACAAGATCGAGCTGATCCCCGGAACCCGCGAATACAAGATCAGCGCTCCGACGCAGACCGCCCGGGACCAGCTGGACCTGCTGATCACCCAGATGGCGAAGGTACCCGACGGCAAGAAGGTGCAAGTCGACGCACGCACAGCCGTCGCCATCGGCGAGATCAGCAACCTGCGCACCGCTATCCAGCAGACCCCGAACGCCAAGTCGATCACCGTCAGCGCCCTCTCCGAGAAGGCGATCACCGCTCTGCAGCAGGTGGGCCTCACCGTCACCCGCCTCCCGAACGGTGAGGTCACCGTCTCCACGGCCAACGGCCAGGCACTGTCCGCCATCGGTGCCGTCAAGACGGCACTGGCCAACCTGGACGGCACGACCGCCAACACGTACACCAACCACCACACCACCAACTACGTCTCGACGATCACCAAAGAGACCTTCTACAAGGTTCCGCTGCTGAAGCGGGACGGAGGCGTCGTCGACTACTACGCCGGCGGCGGACTCCGGGAGAGCGGGGACCGCCCCGACCAGCACATGGCGCAGATCGCCCCTGCCGGCTCGTACCGGGTGTGGGGAGAGCGGGAGACAGACGGCGAGGGCTACGTGCCTTTTCGCAGGTCAGCGCGCCCCCGCTCCCGTGCGATCACTGAGGAGATCGTGCGGCGCCTGGGCGGCGACCCGGACAGCATCCAGTGGAACGCGGACGGCAGCGTCACCGACTGGCGCTACGACCCGAACACCGGCTCGCTGTACTCCTCCTCAGACGCCGGGCAGGCCGGTCACAAGACCCGCAAGGTGAAGGTGAAGGTCAAGGGCAAGTGGGAGACGAAGGACGTCGACTACTTCGACCTGGGCGCGGTGGAGAAGCGCCTCAAGTCGATCAGCAGGCTGACCATCGGCTGGAACAACGACCTGCAGACCGTCGCCGACCGGGTCGGCGGGGACGTCGCCGAAGCGCTCGCCGCGATGGGCGAGGACGGCATGGCCCTGGCGCGGAAGATGGCCCACGGGTCGACGAAGTACATCAACGAGATGGCGTCCGCGCTGCGGAACCTGCAGAAGACGGCCCGGGCATCGCTGACGGACTACACGCGGCAGCTCGGCAAGGCGAACTCCCTCAACAAGACGTTCTCCGACAACCTTGCCCGGCTGGCCGCGCAGGGCTATGGCGACCTCGCCTCCCAGCTCGCCGAGCAGAACGACGAAGCCGCCCAGCAGCTCGCGGCCGCCGCGGTCAAGGACCGCCGCAAGGCCGCGGCCGCGAACACCCAGGCCCGCTACGCCAACCAGGCCCTGACCGCTGAACAGGTCTCCGAACTGGTGCGCATCATCGCGGCGATCACCACCAACA